ATGTCGGGCGTTTGTGTATCCGCTATCATCGCAGCGCTATTCTATTGGTATGCGATTAGCAGAGACATGAATGATAAAGATGACTTCGATAAGAAGTACCGCGGATCGCGGAAGACTAAAGGGCGTTGGTAATTATTTACCTAACAGTTTATTTTGAATCGCGATCCAATCATCGAGGGCTGCGATTTTCGCATCGCGGATCGAGTGCTGTAGATTGCCAATCTCGGAGCTTTCATAAAGTATTGCGGATCGAGGAGCGTCGGCTTTAATTAGGATAAAGTTGCGCTTAGGATGTATCGTATGGAACATAATTTGATGCGGTGAAAGTCTTATTTTGTTACCTGTAGCTACTTTGAGCTCAACCATAAAGAAACCACAAGATTCGTGATATCCCAATAGATCTGGAATGCCTAAAGATATCCAGGATTCAAGCCTAGTCCAAGAAATTTTAGGAGTATTTTTCTTAACTTCTTTCCAAAATTTAGATTCTGGTTTCAACGTAACCTATACAATCTGATTTGACTTAATTACTTTAGACATTCTATGTCTTTGAGGTTCTGTTTTAAATACCAATCTATGGGTTTCAAGTTGTCCAATAACCATGTTTTCCATTAATTTTATTTCTGTAATGTCATGAAGATCGCCGTTAGGCATTTGGACCTGGATCCTTGCATTAGAAGCAGTTTCTGATTTTTTCAGAAGTCTAGATAATACGTCTAATAATGTTCTACTATTGATCATACCTTTTTAAATGGGGCTCAGTATCCGAAGGCAAAAATCTTTCATCTTCTCGTAAGCCAGCCCCGATTGACATATACTCATTGTTACGATATTTGTCAATATATGGGTGTTCCAAAACAATTAACTCCGATGCAAATAAAATTTGCTGAACTATTAGTTTACAATGAGGGTAGACTAACAGCAACCGAATGCGCAAGACAAGCAGGTTACGAAGAAGATAGAGCTAGGATAACAGCTTCTGAATTACGTAACCCTAGAAAATTTCCATTGCTTGCTAAATACATTGGCGAACTTAGAGAAGAAGTTCAACAGAAATACGAAGTTACATTTGAGAACCACATAAGCGAACTTGCAAAACTTAGAGAAGAATCTAGAAATAAAGGAGCGTGGTCGGCTGCAATTAATGCTGAAGTCGCTAGAGGTAAAGCTGCAGGTTTATATATAGATCAAAAGATTATTAAATACGGGAGCGTTGATTCATTAACTCCTGCTGAATTAGAGGCTAAGATGAAACAAATATTAGAAGATCACAGAGGATTACTTGTTGAAGCTGATTTTGAATCAGTTAAAGAACCGCAACCAAAATCTGTATCAGAAAATATAGAACAAATAGAACAAGAGTAGATTCGTAGTCCATTAGATTGTAACTAGTTTCATTCCGTAATTATTAACTTCATTAGATAAGTTTAAATTAAGTTTTCTAATTAGTTTATTAGATTTAAACTTGCTGTAATCAACTTGATGATGCCAACGGTTAAACTTCCAAACAACTTTGACAATATCTGGGTGTTGTTCCTGTAATGATAAAGCCATTTTCTTTCTTCCATCATCTTTATATAATTCGTCTGTGTTGCCACCTTTCATTCTCATTGTAGTAACTTTGCCTGCTAAAAAAGCATTAAATAAAATAGTGCATAAACCATCTTTTAAAACTCTAATACTTAAATCGGTATCTTCGTTATAAATTCCTCTCCAACGATATGGAATTTTATTATCTATTAATATACAAGAATATATTCTCGTGTTTAAATAATAAGGCGGAACCTTATCTGTTGTCTTACAAAAACTATAATAATTAAAACCAGACAAAGCTACATTAGTATAACGTTCTGTGAAATCTTCAGCGCATTTAAATATAGTTCCTGAAGTTACCTTTGGTTTCATATTATGATTTAACCTATGAAACCCCTCAATATTATCATCAAGTATCCAATGTCTTTCGTGGCCTTTAGAAATAGAATGTTCCCAAACAAAATTACGTGCTGGAATAGATCCTTGATTTAAATTGCCAAAGGGTAATACAATAATTTTAGATTTGTTTATTTTTTCAGCGTATTGATTATATTCTTGTGGTTCAATAACCAAACTATAAGGAACTTGCATTAATTCAAGTTCTCTAATTGTTAAAAGTCTATCAGATCTATTTTTAGATATTACATAAACCGGATACTTAGGATTCATCTACGTATCTTTTATTTGAGTTCAAACCTCTAATTAATTTAGGGTACCAAATACTTTTAGTTTTATTAGTTAGAGGTTGATCTATAAGCTTGGCAAATTCTTGCAGCTCATTTTCATTATCAAAACGAATAATTATTTTTGCATAAGCTTCTTTCTTTTCTTGTTTAAACTCAGGCATATCTAACCATTCTTTTTTCCAATCAATCATATGAATTAAATTTACTAGCCATTTCTTCAACGCATTCTTCAATACGTTCAGCATGCCACATAATTTCAGCTTCTTCTTCTCCAGCTAATTTCTTACGTGCTTGTTCAATAAAGATTTCAGACATTTGTCTACCTCCCAATAAACATTCTTCACCATTGTGAACACCACAATATGAACCGCTTTTCCAATCATCTATAAGATGAGTAGCTAAGTCTTCTAAGTTATTTATTTTCATATTAACTCCATAAGTTTTTAACGTTAGTCTCGAACATATCCAATACTTTTTTATGATTATTTACTCTTCTAGTAAATTCAGCAAAAGTAAAGTCTTCTTGTTTTGATATTGCTTCAAAAGAAGAAATTAAAGCTTCCCTACATTTATTAATGATATCATAATTTAAATCTTAGTAAATTCAGCAAAAGTAAAGTCTTCTTGTTTTGATATTGCTTCAAAAGAAGAAATTAAAGCTTCCCTACATTTATTAATGATATCATAATTTAAATCTTTATAGATATCTTGATTAAACAAAGGTTTTTGCGTAGCAGATTTTTTAGTATTTTTATTCATGCGTGTCTCCCAAAGGTTTTGTTAAAAGCTATTATATTATCTTTGTATTCTGTTTCAATGTCCTGACATTCTAAATCATAAGGATCATCTTTAGATATACGACAAACAGTTCCAACATATTTAACCTTAGTATCAGGGCTATCAATGTCAATAACTTCTGTTTCACATTCATCAAACTTTTCATTTGTTAAATGTTTACCTATGTCCTCATACTTAATTCCTCCATGAGTTAAATAAGTATTGAAAGCTTCATCTTCATTGTCTGCTTTAATATATTGTTCAACAGTCAATATGTACTCCTGTTTAACTACATATACTTTTTTATCTTCGTCTTCTGGTCTAAAGATAAACGGTGTTTGTGCCATATTATTTTTCCTTTCTATATAAGTTATCTTTTAATGTACTATAGCCATAATAATCATATCCGTATGGCCCTTGTCCAGCACCATCTGCAAAACTTTCAAACGTGCCATTATTATATTCTTCATAAACGCCAGAGACTTTTATACCCTGTTCATTTAAGTACCAAGTTCCTTCATCTAAAACATGATCATTTATATGATATTCATTATCTCCATGAGATATAGCTAAATTTTCTTTAACTAAATTCTCTAAAGCAATTTTTCCTTTAGTTGTTATTGGAGTAATAAACAAATCAAAACTTGCTCCGCTATCATCAGCGTAATCAGTTTGAGGTCTTATTTTTATATCATCCATTTTATTTTGCTCCTATAAGTTTCATTTTTAAATACTGTTCATCAAACCAAAAAGGATAAAAACTTTTTACTTTTAATTTTTTACACATCTTTTTATATAAAGATAAAACTTGTTTATCAGTTATATTGTTTTTATTTTTTATTTTTGTCATATTATTCTTTCTTTTTGTTAGTGATTCGAATTTATATTAACATGGGATATTATGTCAATAGATAAAAAACAATATTATGTCTAATAATTAGCACTAATTATTAACACAATCTTCAGCTGCTAATATAGCTAATCCTAATTCTCTGACTATTTGTGGTACAATAGAATTACCTAAAGATTTTATTCTGTTGTTTCTACCTTTGTCCAATTCAAAGGATACCCCATTAGGAACTCCACAAATTCTGGATTCAGTTTGCCACCAGGTTTCCCTTCCTTCATCATTTTTATTGGTAGAGAGTCTGAGTTTCTGTTCTTGTATGATGGGCTTACTGTCGAGTCCTTGTAATCTCTCGTCGTTGGAGTTGGATAAAGTTTCACTGCCATTGTTAGTGGAAGTCCTCCTTGTTTGTATTTTTTTGTTCTCTCCGATACTGAATCCTGTGTTGGAGTTGGATACATTTGTAGAGCTACCTTCTCTTCTAGTTTTGAATTGTATTTGTTTCTCTTTGCTATCGTTTCCATATCTTCCGTCATTGCTGCTGATGCTCTCGGAGTTGGATACATCTCCATCACATCCCTCAATTTCACTCCCCATCTCTCTCCTTTTTTGTTCTCTCGGAAGAAATGTCCATTTTTGAATTGAACATCTTTTGACACTCCGCCCTCTATGTCCGATGCTGTTGGTGTCGGAAACATTTTGACCATTCTGTTTAATGTTATCTGAACATGTTTGTTTGTCTTTGGATTGTAAGCTCGTTCGTTTGGTTTTAAAGGAGTTCCGTCCTTGCTTGTCAACGTTTCCAGAAATTCTCCCTCTCCCGCTTCTTGTGCTGATGGAGTTGGATACATCTTTACTGTATCTGCTAGATTTAGGCTGTGAGAGTTCTTCCCATCTTTCGTTAATCTTCTTCCATCTTCCGTCAATATCATATTGGGATGTTCTATCTCTTGTGTTGTTGGTGTTGGTAGCATCCATCCGTACATTTCCATTGTTGATGGGTCCACTTGTTCTCTCAAATTCGCTGGTTTGGTTCTTCCTTTTCTCGCTGTTGTCATTTGTCTTATCGTTCCTTCCTTTGATCTTGGTGGAAGAATATCCATTGTGTTTGGAGTAGCCCATAATCCAAATTCTTTTTCTTTG